TCAGTGGGTGTTGGTCATATTCAATGTCTGGAGTTTTTGGTTTATATAAAAACGTATAGAATTTTCCAGGTTCTGGATATAATACTTCTTCTTTAAATATTTCCATAATGAGCATCATAATATCTTCGGGGTCTGTTGCTCCAGTTTCAACAACTCTCCTCTGCAGTTCTCTGGTTCTTGCAGTTCCTGTTCCTACATACTGACCAAAACCTTCTGCCATTACTTAATACCTAGTTCTTCTTCGGTGATTATCTTAAATTCTATAAGTCTATCAGCACAGAACTCTCTTGCTGCTTTCCACTTTGCTTGGTTGACTTCAAAAGTAACGCATTCGTGGATATAAGATTTTGTTACTCTGGATTTTTTTGTTGGAGGTTTTGTTTGCTTCTTTGGTTTTACTTCAATCACATATGTTTTAATCTGACCAGTGCTTTCCTTCACTTTTATAATAAAGTCTGGAAAGTATTTGTGAACACGATTATCTACTGGAGAGATGTATGGAATGTAAAACTCTTCAGACCCCCACTCAAGTATGTTCTCATTCAAGTCACAATACCTACAAAAAAGTCTTTCCCAACTACTACGACAAATGATATTGTTTGGATTGCCTTTATACTTCTTTGGGAAAGATGGTTTGTATTTACTTTTAATACTTTCTGCCATACATAATATATAAGGTCAAAAAGTATTTATAGATGCCTTCAACCAGAAACATTGCTGACATAAAATCAGCATTACTGCACCCAGCAACAACGTCTCATTTTGATGTGTTTATTGATAAACCAGCAAATTTGACTGCCCAGTATATGGGTGTAAATGGTGTTATCTATAATCAAGACAGATTAAATTTGATGTGCTCAGAAGCAACACTTCCTGGATCTAATTTAGCAACTTTGGAACTTACTAATGATCATACTGGAGTTACTGAAAGGCACGCATATAGAAGAGTATATGATGATAGAATTGACTTAACTTTTTATGTTGATGTTGATAATTATTTGCCAATCAGATTTTTTGAGACTTGGATAAAGTATATTGCTCAAGAAAGTATTTCTGATGCGGGAGATCGTGGAGTTGGACTTGATGGTGGTAATTACTTTTATCGGTTTGCATATAGAGATGATTATGCATCTGATGGTCTTCAGATAACAAAATTTGAAAAAAGCATGATGGCAGGTGCTAAAGGACCAACTGGAAAAGCATTAACGTATAAATTTGTTAAAGCTTTTCCTATCAGTATTTCTTCTATGCCCGTGTCATACGATAGTTCTTCTTTATTAAAATGTACAGTAAGCATGACTTATATGAGATATTATATTGAACGTTATGGTGGTGGTGCTCCTGATAATCCAACTGGCACACCAACGCAACAGGCTCAATTTAATTCTACCAACAAAAATCTTACAGGAACTGGAGCTTTGGGCGTTCCTATTACTGGATTTAATATTGGAGGAATTCCCACATCTGTCGCAAAATCTTCTGGTAATACTGTTTCTTGATTTATAGGCACATTCTTTAATGTGCTATAAATAATCCTACTGAAACATTCTATAGGACATTATGCCTTTACCTAAGATTGCTACACCAACTTATGAACTTGAATTGCCATCAACAGGAGAGACAATTCAATATAGACCGTTCCTTGTTAAGGAAGAAAAGTTACTTGTAATTGCTTTAGAAAGCGAAGATATAAAGCAAATTACAACTGCAATTAAGACAGTAATTAAAAACTGTATCATCACAAAAAATATTAAAGTAGAATCATTACCAACATTTGATATTGAATACTTGTTCCTTAATATTCGTGGTAAGTCTGTTGGTGAAGAGTTGGAGGTTAATATTATTTGTCCAGACGATGGTGAGACTCAAGTTCCTGTGAAAATTAATCTTGATGATATCCAAGTTCAAAAAGACGAAGAACATTCCAATCGTATTAAACTTGATAGTAGTATTATGATGGAGATGAAGTATCCATCTCTTGACCAATTCATTAAGAATAACTTTGATTTTGATAATAAAAATGCGATGGACCAATCATTTGAGTTGATTGGATCTTGTATTGATAAAATTTTTACTGAAGATGAAGTTTGGTCTGCCTCCGATGTGACTAAAAAAGAAATTGGAGAGTTTCTTGAATCAATGAACTCTTCTCAGTTTAAAGATATTGAGAAGTTTTTTGAGACAATGCCTAAACTTTCTCATACTATTAAAGTAACTAATCCAAATACACAAGTTGAGAGTGAGGTTGTTCTTGAGGGCTTAGCGTCTTTTTTCGCGTAGCAATGGTCCATATGGACCTTGAGAATTATTTTCGTTTGAACTTTTCCCTGATGCAGTACCATAAATATTCTTTATGGGAGATTGAAAACTTGATACCGTGGGAAAGAGATATCTATGTTGCATTATTACAACAGCATCTTGAGGAAGAGCAATTAAAACAACAGCAGCAAATGAGCAATGCCCACTTCTAAGGACTTAAAAGACCTAGATTCACAACTTAAAAAAACAGTTATCTCTGCCGAAAGTTTTAAGAGAGGGAGTTCTCTTGATTCCTCAAGAAGTATTGCAAACATACATAAGACACTATCAAATCTTGCAGGACATACAAGGAAACTTGCTGTTCGTTTTATTAACTTAGAAAAAGTTGTTGATAATAATTCTAGAAAGATTACGATTCTCAAAAATCTTTCACAGTCTCAAAGTAAAAGAATAAGTGGCGATAATATTGGCGCAAAATTACCTGGCAGTTCTACATCAAATGTAGAAGATAGTATCTCTGCGATTGCAAAATCGGTAAGTTCAATTGCAGAGATAATGGCAAGTAGAAAAAAACTTGCCGATAATACCGCTGCTTATGAAAAAAGAAAAGCAGAACAGGAAAAAAGAGGACTTGCTGAAAGTAAGTTAGAAAATGTATTTACTGGAATTGCACGAACTGCAGAAAAAATTATAACGCCCGTAAAAAGTCTTCTTGATAGGATACTAGAATTTATTGGAACTGTCATTCTTGGAAGGATAATTTTTAAAATTATTGAGTGGTTTGGAAAAAAAGATAATCAAGAAAAAGTACAATCACTCATTCGTTTTTTTAAAGATCATTGGCCTAAGCTTCTTGCATTATATTTGGTATTTGGTAATTCTTTTGGAAGATTTGTTTTTAGTTTAACCAAGACTTTAATTGGTGGTGCAATTAAACTTGGTATTGCAATTGCTAAATTGTTAGCAGCAAAAAAAGTAGCAGGTGCTGGAAGTGTAGCAAAATTTCTTGGTAAACGTGGGGGTCTTATTGGTGCTGGATTAGCAACAGCTGTTACTGTCGGGGGAGCATTAGCAGTAACTAATACTCTTAAGGGTGAAGAAAAACCAAACACACAAAAGTTTTCTGGTGGTGGATTAGCAATTCCAAGATTTGCTGGGGGTGGATTTAATTTTAAAGGTATGTTAGATCCATTAGGAATGCTTTTTGGTGGTGCATTTGGATCTGGAAAACCACAAGAAATGATGAGTGGTTTTGTAAGTGGAGAGAAGGGTATTGATAAAGTCCCTGCGATGCTTAGTGATGGTGAATTTGTTATGTCTCGTGGTGCCGTTGCGAAGTATGGTGTAGATACTTTGGAAGCAATGAATGCTGCTGGAGGTGGGACAAATAAACCAAAAATTATGAGTGGAACTACTTATGCTCAAGGTGGTGGGTTGGTTGGAAATAAACCTAAGCAAGATGAAATTAAAAATCAACAGAAAGATGCTGCTAAAACTCCTAACGCAGCAAGAGCAGCACAACAACTTCAAATAAAAAAAGCACTCACATCAGGAAAGGGAATTTCTACAGGTACGTCTGAATCTGATGTAAGAAAAGAGTGGAATAATGTTTTTAATGATATAGACCATCCTTTATTTTATAAAGTAGTATCTGATCCATCGTACAATTATGTACAGTTTAAAAAAGATTATCTATCAAAACAATCAGAAAAACCAAAGTCAACATATAAACCTTATGTTTCTAGATTTGCAAGTGCTAGAGATGCTGCACACGAGAGAGCAAAAAGAATTCAACCATCAAGACCATATGTAAATCCATTCTCACCGGGAGGAATGTTTGGCGGTCCAAGAATGCAAGCAAGATTAGATTATGCTGCAGGAAAGGGTAAATATTATTCTTCTTCAGACCAAAAAACCTATGGAAATTATAATGATGCAGTATCTGCTAAAAAGTCCAGGTTAACTTCATTGGCATCACAGCAAAGACTTAACAAATTGAGTTTTGCTGGTGCGAGTAGAAATAAATCAAGAGGTGTTAGAATTGATGCTGAGGACAAAGCAAGATCGCAAGAAGTTAGGAGTAGGGGAGGTGCCTTTGGTCAAATGATGAGATTGAGCACTAGAATATTTGGTGGAGAAAAAGGTAGAAGCAGAGTTGAAGCGTCTGATAAAGCATCACAATCAAGAGTAAAACAAGCAGGTGCTGCTTCTATTGGTAGATATTATTCTTCTTCAGATGGTAAGTATTATAAAGATTATAATGCTGCAGTTAAAGCTAAAAAATTAAGACTTGCCGAACAGCAAAAGAAATCTAGTGGAGTTAAACCACCAGTAAAACCAAGTCCTAAACCATATGTTGCCTCTGGTGGAGGAATGGGCGGTAAGAGAGGGAGTGGTGCGAATCCAAGTGGCACAAAACCACCAAAATTTGGTGCAACTTGTCCTAAGAATGGTAATCAGAAGAAAAAAATTCTTGGTATATTCTAGGAGATAGAGTAAATGGCAATCACCTCAGACAAACTCCTAAACAGAACAACAAAAAATATTGATAGGAATATAATATTTTCTGGTGGTCCTTCTAATGTTGTTCTAACAAAAAAATCAGTAAAAGATATTGGTGAAATTAAAGTTAATGTAATTAAGATTGAAAGTATCTTGAAAGGAACTCTTGCATCTGAAAAGAAATCTCTTGATGAAAAGAAGAGGCAAGAGAGTGGTAAAAGAAGAGAGAAGCAAGAGGAAAAGCTAGAAACAAAACCTCAGGCAGAGAAAGGACCAATCAAGATGCCAAAGGTTCCCAGAACAGGATTTCTTGATTGGATAAAGAATTTTATTGGTAATGTAATTCTTGGATATTTTGCTATAAGAATGTTGAAGTATTTGCCTAAGATAGTACCAATTTTAAAGTTTCTTGGATCTGCTACTGATTTTGTAATTAACACTGGGGGAAAACTTTTAGATGGTCTGATTACTTTTGTTGACTGGGGTTACAAAGCAATTGATGCAACCACGGGATTCATTAAGAAGATTGGTGGATCTGGTGCCGCAGAAAATTTTGGAAAGTTTCTTGGTCTGATTGACAATGCGTTATTCCTGACAACTACGATTGCAACTGCTATGGCAGTTGAAGCTTTAACTTCAACTAGTGGTAAAGATATTGATATAAACGGACAATCTAAACCTAAAGGAAAACCCACAGTAACGCAAGGAAGAGGAGGACAAAAATTAGGACCTAGATTACCAGGAACTGGACCCAAAATTACTGGTGCTGGTGGCATTGGTAGACGTGGAACAAAAGCAATTCTTGGAACTGTAAGACCTTTACTTAAAAGACTTCCAATTATTGGTGCTTTGATTGATTTTGGTTTGTCTGTGGCACTTGGAGAAGATCCTGGTAGGGCAGCATTTAAAGCAATAGGTGCGGCTCTTCTTGGTTCTGTTGGTGCTGCTGTTGGTTCTCTTGCTTTTGGTTTTGGTGGAATTATTGGTGGTATTCTGGGAAGTATAGGTGGTGATGCACTTGGTGGGGCATTATATGATTTATTTTTTGGTGGAAAGAAACCAAAACCTAAAGGCAAAGTTCAAGGAAAGGCAGGTGGTGGAATTACAAGAGGTGGTAAAGCACAAACAGGAGCAAGAAGAACTATAGGTGGAGACAAAAAGAAAGGAAAGTACAAAAGAACTTTAGCGAGGAAACCATCCAAAACTCAGTTCAAAGCAGATCCTAAAGATCCTTTAGTGAAGAGTGCTGAAGAACTTGATAAAACAAAATATTTTGGACCAGTTCTTTCGATCACAAATAAACTTGATATGAAAGAAGAACCAACCCAAAAAGATTATGAAAACGTTGGATTGGGTCTTAACTTATTAATTGCAAAAGGTCTTGAAGAAGGACAATTAAAGGGTGGATTGGTTGCTGCATTTGCTGAAGGTGGAATGGTAGATGGTGAGTTCTTGTCAGCAGCAGAAAAGGGAGTTGATATTAGTAGTTGGATTAGTAAAACTTTTAGAGATGAGTTTGAAACTAATGCTCAAAGAACTTTGAGATTGATAAGAGAAAGAAAAGAAAAGAAAGAACCTGATAAAAGTGATCCTACATTAACTGGACCTGATGAAGAATTGCCAAGTGGAACATTAACAGAGGGACAGTGGGGTCCCCTATTGGATTTAATTTCTGGCAAAGAATCTGGTGGAAATTATGAGGCAATGTATCCAAGTACAACACTAAAGGGTGCAACCAAGATGACCATCGCTGAAGTTGCTAGGAGAGCAACTGGTGCTGTCGGCAAATATCAACAACTCCCACAATATCTTGTAGGAAGGGCAAGAGCGGCAGGTCTTAATCCAGATAAAGATCTTTATAGTCCAGAGAATCAGGAAAAGATTATTATTAATGTCAATATTAAAGGAAGAGGTGGTGAAAGGTGGTTGAAAGGTGAGATAAGTGATGAACAGTTTATGCAAGGATTGTCACAAGAATTTGCATCTTTACCCAATGCTCAGGGTAAGTTTTATTATCCTGGACAAAGAAGTTCAATGACTGCAGAAAAAGTTAAAGCAGCTCTTTCTAAAGTTAAGAAAGGTGGATATAGTCAACAAGAAATAGCATCGTCAAAAACTGGAATGACCGGTCCTTTGGGAACAGGAAAAGCATCTAGTGTTGATCAATTCAATGCGATTGCTAAAAAATATGGATTAACTTTAACAAGTGATTACCGACCTGGTGATTCTGGATATCATGGAAAGAATAGAGCGAGAGATTATTCAAATGATTCTGTGGGAAGAGGAACACCTGAACAGTTAGCATTTGCAAAATATTTGGTCCAAAATTATGGTTCATCACTTACTCAACTAATCTATACTCCACTTGGATTTGGAATTGCTAATGGTAAAAAAGTCGGATTAGATTATTGGGGAGCATCAACAAATGCAATTCATTATCACCATGTTCACGTTGCTCTTGCTAAGGGTGGACGGGTTCTTATACCAACATTTGCGATGTTGGCTGAAGAGGGTCCAGAGTTTGTTTTTGATGCAAACACCACTGCTGGACTAGATAGAATTGCTCCTGGTATTTTAGAAAAATTAAATGTTGCAAAAACAAAACCACAACTTGCAAGTATTCTTCAATCTTATACGGGATATGAACAACCATATGGAGAGACGCAGATTGTTGAGGTTCCTGTAGAAGTCCCCGTTGTTATGGGCAGAAATTCTTATGGATCTTCGTCAACAATAATTGCTCCTTCTGGTGTAGAGGATCCATATGAAGCACTTTATGTTGGTGGGTAAATATAAGTAAGAGGTAATATAAAATGGCAAATCAGGTAGTAACAAAGTCAGCAGAAGCTTCTAATATTACGCAACTTGATATCGTTTCAAACAAGACGGGGAAAACCGTAAGTGTTACTGGCGGAACCGTTGGGTTACTTTATTATGAAAGTATCCTACAAGATTCTATAAGAGCAACAGTAACTTTTGCTGACGTAGGAAATACGATCAATAATAAAACTGCTCTTGATGGGTTACCAATTGTTGGTCAAGAGCAAGTAAAGGTAAAGTTTTCTGATAATAATGAGAATGAATTGGACTTAACTTTGTATGTAAATAAAGTTACTCCTTTAAGTGATGATACTACAAAGTCTTTGGTTCAACTTGACTTGACATCTAAAGAGTTTATTTTGAATGAGAAAGTAAGATTGAATGAAAGGTTTGATGGTAAAATCTCAGAGCATATTAGAAAAATACTAACAGATAAAAACTACCTTGCAACAGAAAAAGAAGTTGATATTGAAGAGACTTCAAATAATTATAATTTTGTTGGCAATAATCGCAAACCTTACTATGCTATGAATTGGTTGTCAAAAAAATCAATATCAGCAGAAGCACAAAAGAAAGGTGAAAGTGCAGGATACTTTTTCTTTGAAACTTATGATGGGTTTAAATTTAAATCAATAGATGGTCTTTTATCTCAAGAAAAGAAAAAGTCCATTTTGTATAACCAATCTCCAGATTCAAGAGGAGAAAATTTACCTCCAGGTTATGATGTAAAAGCACTTGACTATAACAAAGATAACAGTGTTGATGTTCAAGAAAAGTTGCAGATGGGTGCCTTCTCCACTAGAACAATTCTTTTTGACCCATTCAGTTGCTACTATGAAGTTGTGACCCAAAATGCTAAAGATAAAGAAGACTCTTTAAAACTAGCTGGTAAAGAACTTCCTGTTCTCAATTCAGAATTTAATCGTGGAGGAAAAAATAAAGAATTCTCTAGAACACAATATATGCTCCTTGATAGGGGAACCTTGCCTTCTGGTAGTGGTACTGGTAAAAATCAACAACAACTACAGAAATCCAAAGAACTTAATTTTGAAGCAAAGGATATTCTAAATCAATCCATTAGAAGATATGGTCAGTTGTTTTC